ATTACAATCCAATGCTCTACCAACTGAGCTATCGCACGGTGATGCCGACAGGATTTGAACCTGCGCTCTTTCGAACCAGAGCCTTAATCTGGCGCCTTAGACCACTCGGCCACGGCATCGTATACAAGCTATTGCTAGGATTTGAACCTAGGTGATTGGATTCAAAGTCCAAGATACTAACCACTATATGACAATAGCTCCCCGTATATATGATGCATGTATTCTTTAAGCTAATCTTACCTACCTACCATGGTATATCTTGTGGACGAAACCGACATCCATCTTTTAAAAAGTCAACAAACTTTTTAAATTCCGGTTCGGATATATCGGTATTTTCCATCGAATTGAGAACGTTACCGACATATTCGTTATACCTTTTATGATTACCTCTGTGTGTAAGTCTATTCTCACGCAAATTACCAATTTCACGCGGCATCATGATTATATTCTGACTCGCGTGGATATCATAGTTTAGCTTTTCAATAATTGGGTGACTCTTGAACTCTTTTGGTATGACGTGATGGTCCTCGACGTTACGAACATTCCATCTAAGTTTGAATGTTCGTCGAAGGAGAGATCCGTACCGCATACTATAGTTTTGAAATACTTCTACGCCGAGACGCATCATTGAATCTTCCAATTCATCAACTTCTTGCCATGCCGCAAAACACTCTTCTGATGTTCCCGAAACGTAACACTTTTCATCCGCCTCATCGAGTGCTTCCGCGAACCTAAACTGAAGACGTGGGTTCTCAAACGTTTGAAACGCAATATTTATTTTTTTACTATATGTATTTTCAAGAATGTTCTTACGAATTTGGTTACGTTTGTTTTCAGGTGATGGGGGAATTGAAGAAACTCTAATCATTTACTTTTTAACGGGGTATATCTTTAACACGTTAAAAAGTAGGTGTGATCCCAGCGGGGGTCGAACCCGCGACCTCGGCGTTGCGTTTGTGACACTAAAGTCACTTAGGTATACCTAGTAGTGTATAAGCACCGCGCTCTAACCAACTGAGCTATAGGATCATATTCATATATAAACCATAATCTTTATACCCCACACGAAGGGTGAGACTCTAAATCTAGTGATTGTCTCGGTGTTGGTAATTCTTTATCTGGTGTTTTTGGACGCGTCATCCATTTTTTTATAGCTTTTGATACGCGTGAATCGTCTTGTTTAATTAGTTCACTATTTGAAATTATACTTAACCCGTTACACACGTCAGGTTTGTTTTCTTTACCCGGAAACGTCTCGTTAAACGCCTCTATCGTGTGCCCGGGTATATCAGGTGCTTCATCAAGTAATCGATCGTATTCTAAACGCACTTTATTTACAAAATCTAAAACGTCTTCGCGGTATTTCGTTTCGATTGATAATTCCATATCAATATTCCTATAAAATTTTGAGTATTGGACGGACATGACCGAGTGTGCTTCCATCATACGCGAAGAATTGTTAAACTTTGATATAGATGTAAGTATACCCGCAATAACATTCATAAACGCGAAAAAATATTGAAAAATAACAATTTTTTGTTTCTGTTCGGTCGACATGTTTTGATCATTAGGACTTAAAACCGCAAACCCGCCAACACCCGTAATACTTGATATGATTATACACGGGTATGATAACCAATCGTTCTGTTTCTTATAAAACATACGCGCGTGGTTGTGTAACCATCGGTACCCGGCAGCTCTTTCGGCCCATCGGATTAGGAGCTGTTCTTGTTTTGGACACCAATGATGTTGTTCTGGTATGTCTTCTCCCATTACTCTTTCTTAGAAAATAAATAGGCATATTCGCGAGCCTGTGTATCAACAATCTCGTTCTTTTCGTTTCCATTGTGTGCCTTGACCCACTTTATATCAACAAACTCAATTTTACGCAATAGGTATAACATGTGTATCCATAAATCCTTATTCTTTACGGGTTCACCTTTACTCGTTTTCCAACCGTTACGTTCCCAATTCTTCGACCACTCGAGTAACCCCATTTTTACATAGTTACTATCTGTATATACAGTTACGGTATCGTGTCCTAATTCTATACACTTATCGAGTGCTTTTACGACCGCGGTCATTTCCATTATATTGTTTGTGGTTACTTTAGCACCACCTCGACCTATAAAGTCGTCTATAATATATGCCCAACCACCGGGACCAGGGTTTCCCAGACAACTTCCGTCTGTGTAGACGTCTATCATACTTACTAGTATATACGATAAAATCTTTATATTTCAACAACGTGTTCCTTTTTATATGGGAAACAGTAATAATAGCATTTAACCAATGGATTAAACAGTACACATGGACCAAACACAGTTCCAAAAATTATTAAGAATATATAAACACTTTCCATTTATACAAAAAAAGACTTAAAATTTTAAGTATTTATACTATAAAACATGTTCCACCAAGATTGGGATGAAGTTACCATACACGGTAAAAGTGTTACTAAAGAAAAAGAAAAGGAAAAATACGTCAAGTTCATGGGTCAAGAAATCAAATTACCTAAACGGAGTCAATATTCGGGTAAATCGCCGGAACAAAAACTTGACGAAACTGAGTTAGGGACACACAAAAAAGTCAGTAAAGAAACGGGTTTAACAATCCAACGGGCACGTGTCGCAAAACAGTACACGCAAAAAGATCTTGCTAATCTCATAAACGTATCTTCAGACATAATTTCATCGTATGAATTGGGTAAATCAATTCCGGACCCTAAAATCATGCAAAAACTGCGTCGTGTTTTGGGCGTTAAACTTTAAAATTTGGTCTAAATTTTAAAATCTAAATTTTATTTTTTATTTATTTTTTAAATTTTATTTATTTGCTAGTAAACGTTTAATACACGCTTAGTTGGAGAACGCGAGACCGCCCATACCGGATTGCACACGGAGAACGTTGTAGTTAACCGCGAACATGTCGAGGTTCTTGGAGGTCGCACCACCGACGTTTCTGCACTTGATGGCGACTTGCGCGTTGTCAATTCTGGAGAAGTTACATGTACCAGTTGGTTGATGCTCTTCTGGCTTAAGCGCAAACGAGTACGAGTAAACGCCCGCGTATGGGGTACCAGAGTGGTGTTGGTACGATTGAACTTGGTTAAAGTACTTACCGGATTGTTCCTTGAATCTGTCTTGGCCGTTAAGGACCAATTTGAACGTGTCCAAGTTACCCATGACTTCTTCAGTGAAGGCCAATGGGGCAGCAGTCTTAGAACCAGCGGCATCATAGCTTGGGCAGCCCAATTGGTTCGCAGCGATAAACGTGTTCGAAGTGGCAATAACTGGAACAACGGTCATATCAACATCCGCGTTGGCGTCTTCAGAACCCAAGTTCCACGCAGTTTGCGCACCTTCGGAATCACCTTCGGCAACGCACCACACCAATTCCTTGACTGGGTGGTTGTAGGACAATCTGACTTGCTTGGTCGCGTTCTTGGTGACCGTGTCGGTACCAGTGTGCTGGACTTGTTCGATCAAGTATTCGTGACCCTTTTGCGCGAATCGTCTACGCTCTTCAGTGTCGAGGTAGATGTAGTTACCCCACACTTTGAAAGTGGAAGGGTTCAAGTACTTGTCGAAGTTGGACGCCAAGTCAAAGTCAATTCTGACTTCGTGGTATTGCAAGGCAATCAATGGCAATGCCAATCCTGGGTTACGGTTGAAGAAGAAGATGAGTGGCAAGTAAACGACACCCGCGGCAGTGACAGTCGCAGATGTCATCTTACCCCAGTTGGTTCTCTTGGCTTCATCCAAGTACAACTCGGAGTACAATCTCCACCATCTTTGGTAGTGTTTGTCGATTCTTTGACCACCGATGGACAATTCAGCGGACTTAATCGCACGCTCGGCGACCCATCCAGTCCACGCGGACGTTGTCGCGGCACCATCCGCGGCACCAGATTGAAGCAATTGAGCTTGGTTCAATAATTCGATGTACATGTCACCGATCAAATCACCGTTTCTGGCGACAGTCACGGAAACGCGACCCGAGTTCGCGGCAGTACCGTTGACAGTTTGTTCGATAGTTTCCATCGCAAAGTTTGTGTGGCGTTTGTAAACCGCCTGGAAGAAAGTGACTTTTGGGTTACCAGTCAAGTAGACATCTTGGGCGCCGTAGGCGACTAATTGCATGAGACCACCGGCCATTTTGTTTGTTTTGTACTATAACATGAGATTTTTATTTTGGACGATTTCGCGAAAAAACACGGTTTGATTTTTCCTGATACATATAAATGTCAGACGACGATGTACCAAAACTTGAATCCGTAGATGAAGAATATATCGAAATTGAATCTGGATCCGAATCGGAAACTGGATCGAATATTGAAGAAGATGAACTAACTACAGTAGGAGGCGAACTCCCAGATATCGATGAATTAGAAAATGATGATTTTGATGACGAGTATATGGAAGATGAAACTTTTGGTCTGGATAATATGGGTGCTCTTTTAGGTTCCGTACTAACAAACGAGGAAGGTGAAACTGTATGCTCAGCCCTGGTAAACATATCGAGACAACTTGAAGTTCAGAACAAGATAATGATAAAAATGTTAGCTCAACTCCAAAAAAGAGTATAAAAAATTAGCGTGTATTAATTATAATACAAGAAATGGATCCAAACACCTTATTCATTACTCCGGATGCAGACCGCGAAGACGCCTTTTATCATGACATGGCAAATCGCACTGACGATCTTAATCCAGAAGAATTACTAAGGGCAATAAAGTACGAAGAGAAGAATGTTGGATTACTACCAGATAGAAATAATACAGAGCTTGTTAATTTGAATCCGGTGGAACTCTCGTATAAAATATTCTTTTCACCTGAAGAATTAGATATTATAACGAATAGGCCTAAATATGTAGATATGAGAGTTAAGGAAAAAGTATATAGACATTTGTTAGATCGAAACAGTAAATATTTTAACCGTGCAAAAATACTCGATATACTTTCAAGTGATATGGGAAGCGATGATGATTTAGATATAGGGTTTAGAATCAGAAGACTCACCGATCAGCTTTGTGATTCGTGGAATATTGTTCTTAGTACTAATCGTATTTACGACCGTAAAAATAACCCAACACAAGTTCCATTAGAAGTTACAACAAATCCATCGCTATTTAGATGTTCCATGCCAGACTTTGAAGAACTTAACGTATTCCAAAAGTGTATAATGGCAATTTTTGATTCTCTTCATAAAAATGATACAAAACGTTACCGAGGGTATACGTGTAAAGAGATTATAACTACTGAAGGGTATAAGACGCGTGCTTGGAAACAGGATGAACCCATAAAAGATTATGTTCACCGAATCGCTAATAAAGAAACATGGTATGAATTGTGGAAGGATTTGACATCATCAAATGGAACAGCTATGTTTTCCCAAGTCATAAAGCATTTAACAGATTGTACAGATATACAATTTCCGGAAATTGTAAAGAATAGAAGGGTTTGGTCGTTTAAAAACGGTATTTTTATAGGTTCAAAATGGTCCGACAAAACAGGATTATATCACACGGTCTTTTACCCGTATCATTCAAAAGAATATAAAAATCTTGATCCAACAATCGTAAGTTGTAAATATTTTGATGTTGATTTTGAAGATCATAACATGATAGAAGACTGGTCAGATATACCGACACCTCATTTCGAAAGTGTTCTTACGTATCAAGAATTTAGTGATGATGTGATCAAATGGATGTACATTTTAGGAGGTCGGTTATGTTTTGAACTTAACGAATTGGATAAATGGCAAATTATACCCTTTTTAAAAGGGATTGCACGTTCAGGTAAGTCAACATTGATCACAAAAGTTTTCTGTAAATTTTATGAAACGGCTGATGTTAAAACAATAGCGAATAATATAGAGAGAAAATTTGGATTATCGTCTATTCATAACGCGTTAATGTTTGTTGCACCAGAAATTAAAGGTGATTTTCAACTCGAACAGGCTGAATTTCAATCTATAGTTTCCGGTGAAGAAGTTTCACTCGCTGTAAAATGTGAAACAGCTAAAACATTGATATGGAAAGTACCCGGTATTCTCGGAGGTAATGAAGTTCCGCAGTATAAAGATAAATCGGGTAGTATTCTGCGACGTATGGTCACGTTTCATTTTGGAAAACAGGTTACTGATAAGGATACGGACCCAATGCTTGATACAAAACTCGAATCTGAAATACCAGTTATAATTGAAAAGTGTCTTCGTGGGTATCTCGAGTATGCTCAAAAATATCAAAACAGGGACATTTGGAGTATACTCCCTAAATATTTCTTTAAAATTCGGGAACAAATTGCTTCAGCTACAAACCCATTGGAAAGATATTTACAACTGGAAATGTATAAGAATTACGAGATCAAAATGGGTGAAAATTTTAAATTTCCAATTGACTTGTTTGAAGAAATGTTCTTAAATTTTTGTAGTGATAAGAAAATTGCTCGTCCAACTTTCAACAATGATTTCTATAACGGATCGTTCAGTACGCGTGGTATTAAAATACAGAATGAAGTCGATGATTATTGGATTATCACAAATCCAGAAAGGTTAAGTGAACCTGATAATTATAAAGGTAGAAAAGTTCTATATGGTATAAGTCTTGTTGCTAAAGAAAATACAAAGGGGTATGATGTAACCAGATATAGATAATGATTAAAAATCTCAGAGTAGTGTAAGTATGGACCCTCGACAATTTGTCAAAAATTCTAACATACAGGTTCAGCGTTCGGATATCATGCCGAGTATGAATACTAATACACGAGAAAATGTACCAATGTTTAATGAACTTCGTTTGGGTAAATTTAGACCAGGTATGTATAATGCATTAGTAAATAAGCTTTTCACGCCCGAAACGAACGGTGATAAACGTGTTAATATTAAATATATACTTAAACAGAAACCTAAGGGTCATGCATCCATATCAGATGGTATAACCATAGACGTTAACGAAATAAAAGGTGTTTACGGAAGATTTCAAACCGGTGTTATTCACACAAAAGATTTTGGTTTAAAGGGGAATTTAGATTTAGATTTTTCTTCCGCGCAATTTACCGGATATGTGACAAATGGTATAGAAAAAAAGAATTTTAGTTTTAATATTTATAAAACTGGTAAAATTAGGTTATCGGGTGGGTTTTTAGGATCAAAAAACCTTAAAAAACAACCTGAATCTCTGCGTAAATATATAATAGATACGTATACACAAAAACAAGGTTTTTTATACAATGATATATCTTACAATAATATAGGGGGTCAATTTTATACGAACGCGAATTTTGAATTATCAAAAATGACACGAGAATTTGTTAAATTACGTACTTGGGGTGTATCTTTCCTTCAATATGAACCGGAACAGGCACCCTTTCTTTATATAAAATATAAAGATCGTGCATTTATATTTTCTACAAAAACAACTAAATCGGGATCGGGTATTGTTCAAATACAAGGTGAAGATAATCCGGATGAAATCGAGATTGCATATAACGTTGGTGTAGAACTGGTTAAGAAGTTACATGAAAATGGATATACTTTAGGTTTGGTTAATAAAAACGTAAACGCGAATAAAATTTCGGTTGTTTCTGGTAAACTGAGAGCATCGACGTGTCCCAAACCTAGAAGACCACCGTGTAAAGAAGGTTTTGAAACTAAGAAAAATCCACAAGGGTATGATTGTTGTTTCAAAAAACCAAAAAGGAAACCCTCGGCAAAGAAAAAATCTATTAAACGAACAAAGAATATGAAAATTACGTACGATAAAGAGGGTATAATGAAAATAGGAGGATTGAAGTGTGAAAGACTTACCAAACCGGTATTACTTGAAGTTGCTAAGAAGTTGGGTGTTGTTGGTATCAAGAATAAGAATAAAAAGGATACTATATGTAAGGCACTTGATAAAATTGAAAAAGGTAATTCTAATTTTAAAATAGATAGTAAACTTTGTAAGGATATGAAAAAAGAACAACTCGTATCGCTTGCAATATCTAAAGGTATACCAGTAAATGATTCAGATACGGTAAAGATATTATGCCAAAAACTCCAAAAACCCAATTCGCCAAATACACCGAATTCACTCGCAAACGAAATGGAGAAGGTTTTGTTAAATTCTCAGAAAAAGGAAAAAAGGAAACCTACTAATATAAAACGTAAACTTGATGATAAAGGTATAAAAAATGATATCATTAAACTTTACGGTAAAACTTGGATGAAAAAATACGGTAATGTTATGAATATTAATAAAAATGTAAAAGACGTTAAATCTGAATTAAATAGAATGGAAATAAATAAACGATTAGTGACTAAAAATGGAGTACTAATGAAGCGCGAGGCAGATAAGATTAAGAAAGATATGGTATACAGGTTTAAAATGAATAAAAAAGAGGAATTAAAAGAATTGTTAATCGAAAAGGAAGCTAATAAAGTTTATGGTAAATTTGGCAAAAATGTTGTAAATAAAGTCGTTAGATTTATTATGTCTTTTCCTAAAACACCGGCAGTCAATAGTAATAGAGTTATTAATTATATTAAAATGTCGAGAGAATTATCCCAACAAAAACCACTCCCATTAAACAAGAAAAGAGTTGTACCACCAAAACCTAAAGTTGTACGGAAACCAAAACAACAAGTTGTTAAGAAAAAACCGTTACCCAAAAAAAATAAGGTAATTAGACGCCCAGTTTCTAAGCCTAACTCGAACTCGAACTCGAACTCGAACTCGAACTCGAACTCAAACTCAAACTCAAACTCAAAACGTAAATCAAATAATCAAATACTTAATCAAATATATAAAAATTTCGAAAGTAAAGCATTAAAGAATAAAAGGTAATAAGTAAATATATAGATGGAAAACCCTCGTGTTTTATTAAACAATCATATTCATTCAATTAAGGGATATGCAGACGATAATAAAAGATGGGATAATTATATAGTTTCATCTATTATAGAAGGAATAAACTATACTATAATGGATTACATTAACATTTATAGAAATGTTAATGGAAATGAAAATGGAAAGATTATGTCTAACTTAGAAAAGGAATATTATCTATGTGACGAAGATTTTATTGATACACAGTACCCAGAATTTTATATAGAATCAAATAGAGCTTTTCATGAAAAAGGTTTAATAATGTATATTTATGACAATTTTCAAAAAATTGAATCCACTAAACATAGACGAATTATGTTTTATTTTATGAACATTTTACATTTCGGTTTATGAGTTTTTCTGGTTCGGCTATTTGTTTAAGGTGTTTCGCATGATATGAAAAATCGTAACCAAGAAAATGATTTTTTATTTGATCCGATATTGAAAAGGCATCTAATTTGTTAGATACTTGTGAACATACGGATTTTACTTCTAATTCTAATAGTTTATCCTCTTTCATTATAAAGTATTTCAAAGACTCGTCCATTATACCATTCCTTTTCAATTTTTCGAACATTTTATTCGATTCTCCGTTTGAAACATAAAAGTATTTTGGTGAATATCCTAATACGTGTATATGTTCCGGTTTATCAGGATCGTGAAACATCATCATTATTACACATATCATTAGTACCCACACTAACATGTTTTATTACTATTCAACATATTAAAAATATCTTTTATTTTGTGACAAATATTAAATAAAATATCTATATCCGTGAGTTTTTTAGGATCAATAATTTCAAGTTCTAATTGATATATAGTTGAGTCTTCAGAATCCTTATCTCTGTTGCCACCAGCACTCACTGTCCTATCTATGGATAAGTTTTTCCTGATATAAGAATTGCGTTCTTTTACAACTTTTCTATCCCAATTATTATCATCGTTGTCATCTTCTTCAATAGGTGTTTCTCTAGAAACACTGAAACGAATATCAAATGGTGAACCTTGTAACTGTTTAAAATCAATATTTTCAAGTCTTTCTTTTTTTATCAACGTTTCTTCACCTGTTACAGTGTCTACAGTTAATCTTGTATTATTATCTTCTCGAGAATATACTTCGGATTTAGTCTCCACAATTCTTTCCCAACCGGAATATTCACCGAGACCTTTTATAATATCGACATACGTATTTGATCCTACATTAGTATCGAAAAATAATCCATTAAATCGTCCCAAACGAAATTCCATTTCAATATTTTCCTCGTCTTTATATTTATCGACTATTGGTTTTATAACGTCGCATATTTTATGTACGTCCATTTTGTTTACATTTTTAATAACGCGTCTTCTTCTTAAGTCTTTTTTATCGCCTTTTTTTAGATGCATGGGTTTACAAATCTAGGAAATACGTGTTATTTTAACTCAGCTATACAAGTTTTATTGAATATGAAAGAGATATCATCTCATGTATTGAATAATAAATATAAAGGTGATTGTAATTTTACTAAAGCGTATGAAAATTTAACTCGTTTATATTGTACAACACAAGAAACTAAAGTTTTTACATTGGGACCTGTATTAAACGAATTTATAAAAGTGTTTCCTAGATTTAGTATCGGAAATCCACACGATGCACAGGATGCTTTATTTTGTATAATAGATATTCTTGAACGTTCATACCCGTACATAAAAGAAGTTATATACGGTGAAACAAAACAAATAACTATATCACCCGTTGGTAAAAACACGATCGAAACACCTTTTTGTATTCATATACTAAACATGACACGAGATGTTAAGGATATAAATACAATGATAAAAGAGAGTAACGGGTGGAATACAATAGAAGATTATGTAGACAAGGATGGTAAAAAACATAACGTGGCGACAACAAGAAATATTTTTTCTAAATATCCAAATATATTTATTGTATCGTTTGATAAGAAAAGTTTTGTAAAAATAGAAAAAAATCTAAATATAGGGAATAATATATACGAGTTACAATCTACAATAATTCATAAAGGTATTCAGTATGGTGGTCATTACATGTCTACTATAAAACTAGGTGACGATTGGTTTATTCAAGATGATGACAATTTAGGCAAATTAAATGATTTCCCTAAAGAAGATAACCATTTTATTTTGGTCTACAATCTAAAAACTCCTTCATCATAATATTTTCTTTAATATTTACCAGCGTTCTATAAAACGTTCTTCTACTATTCGGAAACGTTTTATCAGTTCTTTTTTTTAAAGGTTTCCACCAAAGTGGTCCATCTTCCCAAGTTACGTACATACATTCAACAATATCCCCGTTTTTCAACCATTTATAATCTTTTGTACGATCTATTGGTATTGAAGATTCAAATATATGTTTACCTTTATCTTGTATATATAATTTATACACAAATGCACCCGGTACACACCCGGGTGTTTCTACAGTTTTTTCCCTTTTAACGAGAAAATCAATTGTATTTTTATTTCGTGGTTTCCACTTAAACATTGTTTCATGTGTACCTATTTTAATAGGTGTATTAACCGGTGTAAATATTAGACCATCTACTTCTTGTTTTATTTTTGGAAGATAGTCGTCCATAAACTGAGCAAAATCATCGTGTAAAAAAAAATTCTTTACGCGTAAAATAATGGGGTCGGTACTTAGAATCATTGACTTTTTCACAACCTTTTCACAATTTTCTAAACGATCGAATAAATTTTTATTACCGACAACTTCACCACAATTCATTAAACAATCATAAATCATGAAAGTATTTTCGTATAACTCACCCTCAAGTATAGTACCTTTGAAAACATTCATTCTAAAGTTTAACGGTACTGTAAACATTTCTAGTGCCCTGTTTATAAATACACAAACTCTCTGACTACCAAATTGTATAGCAATCATCATGTATCGTGTACCATCAGTTTTTTCGCACACAACGTAATCATTTTTTTCCAAAATATTGAAATGTTTCCGTTCTATGGAAATAGGTTGGCAACCGGGGAATATACCCTTACCCGTTGTACCCCATGATTGTTCCATAAAGTGTATCATATATTTGTAAAGAGGGTCATCTTTTTTTACAAATACACGGTTCATTATGTTTTATATTTTAAATTTAATCTTTAATTACTTTTAACACCCGCGGCGTTTAAGAGATTACTTACACACTCATGATTATATGTCATGATTAACTTAGATTTTGGATACGCTAGAATTTTGACACCAGACTCTTTAAATTTACGAAACATTATTTCCATTTTGGGGAATATTTTATAAGAATTATTTTTTTTATCTTTTATGTGTTTTGCCACATTTTTTGACATGAGTAACCAGCATTTAGAACTTGTTTCCTTAACGCTATAATAATCACCACTAACCTTGTTTATAACTTCTGTATCAAAATGTAAACCAAATTGTTCAACGGGTTCTTTACATTTGTCATTTACTTTACACTTAAACATACCCCAATCTATACCTTCAAGAACACCCGGGAATACCAAACAACCAACACCTTCGTGTTTATCAAAACATTTCTCCAAACTTGAATCATCAATTTGTATACCAAAATCTATAAAAAGTAGTCTATCGTGTGTCTTGATATATTTATGAATTGTATCTGCTTTATCGAAAGGGTCGTCGTTAACAAATGTAACCTCGTTTTCAATACCACCTTTTTGTAAGCATAATAAATTAAATCTAAGAATACTGTGTAGGGTTTTTACGTGACATGATTTACTTCTAGTAACTATTATAGTAGCAAACTTCATATTATTTTTATATTACAACCTAAACCTTAAGCCTTTCTTCTAAACACCCATGAAACGGTAAATTACCTACATGTCCTAGTGTTGTTTGACAATCTGCGTATATTTTACCACCAATTTGTTGCCACCGTCTACAAAAAGCATAATCTTCGGAAAGATATCTTTTATTATCTGGGTCAATCATGCAATCAAAAATAGCACAATAATCATCAAAATCTCTATTTTGATGATCATTTTTACAATCTAAATCTTTATAATGTTCGTGCATTTTTTCTAAAGCCTTACGACTAATTAGCATAAACCCTGTTGGACCATCCAACACTTCGACAAAACCATTTTCTACATTTCTGTGAGTAGCCCCGACATTAGCAACTAGACTCGATGAAAGCATTGCTAAATCACGTTTATCACCTTGTTCGAGAGCTTTTTTTGCTTGATCCCACATAACAACTTTTTTCGGGTAAATAGCAACCGAAACTTCGTGTCCAGAACGAACTAATCTAACAACGGATTTAGGATCAAAATCTACATCGGCATCTATAAACATGAAATAATCACAATCCGATTTTTGCATGAATCTTCCAATTGCAACATTTCGGGCGCGATGTACTAGACTTTCATTTTCAGTCGTATCTAATACCATCTGTATACCCTCGCGTATAAATTCAAGTTGAAGCTTTATTATACCAATCATGTACTTTTCTAAACATAAACCCCCATAACATGGAGTAGATATAAAAACACGAACTGGGCGTGTTTCAGACATTATAATATATTCTAATCTTCTTTATCCTCTAAGTATTTTTTTATTATACTTTCAATTTTATTAATAGTTGGTACAGATACCGAACATCTTTCACATATAATATTTTTACTAATATTATTTTTCAGTACTATGTATATTATAACCGAAGCTACGCTGTTAGGTGTTTTACTCATTAACTCTGAACAGTTCTCAAGTTTAATTGACATTCTATTACACTTCAACCTTTCTTCTCGTGAAACTTCGAAAGAATTCAGTAGTCTTTGCATAACATCATTAGGTAGCGTTGTATAATTTTTTGTAACGTTACCAAGTAATGTTTCTCTAAACAAATGAGAAGTTCTACTTATATCTTTAGGTTGTATACAAAACATATCGGATATTTCTTTAGTGGATCGAGATACATTAGACATTTTACACGCGTATAAAACACAGTTTCCTTTTATACCTAACCTAACAGCACCTCTAGTTAATTTCTTTTCGTTAAATTTCTTATACATCATTTTAGCATCTTTTAGAACGGTATCGGGAAGTAAATAACACGCTTCTTCGATATCTTTGTATGCGTGATAGAGAGATCTATCTTTGTGATTCATTGATTGATGAAAATTTATTTTAGCCATTCTCTTATTCTGATAAGTTCCGTTTTTTTGTGTAGAAATTATAGTACCCTTACCCCATGCTTGTGAAAACAATTCAGGGTTTGAATTTGGATTACCGCATCGAGAAGGGTCGTTTACTTTACCATCCTCCGATATACCACTTGTCCATTCAGGGTTTTCATCTATAAAAATATTATCAACTAAACCACAATTTGAACATGTGGGTAAACCTTCTTTTGAAATTACTTTAGTACTTTGACATTCATTACATATATGATTATTGATCAGCTTTTTTATTATTGGTTTTTTTTGTAATCTATCTACGATAGACCATATAGCAGCTTCATCCATTGTATTTTACGTACTTATATTTTAAAACAATGATTTTCGCACTTAGGTTAAAAATTTAATTCATCTGTTTGGTATTTCGCCATTGTTTCTATATCATTAACCATATTCTTAAATCTGAGAGAGCCAGGACTTGTAGGTTTCCATTCATTCCATTCTTTGTCAATTTCTCTGTAATTTTTAGGTATAGATATCACATCTGTACATTCACTATCCGGTACTATAAAACCTTCTAAATCGGAACCATCGTCGTCAGATTCGTCTATAATATCACTATCTTCATCTGAATCTATTTCATCTAACATATAGTATAAATTTTCCTTTACATTTTTAAAAAAATCAAGCGCTTGGTGATGCTCTGATAAATTTTCTTCCTGGACAAGTTCATCTTTATCTTCTAGTTCGTATAATCTTGCGCCTTTATATGTCATAGACGTTTCAGAGTAATAAGAAACAACTATGTAATCGTTATTATTTTCCTTTACTTTCGCGTACATCTCGTCTTCTATATCGTCCTCTAAGTTCACTAAAACTTTTATTAATTCTCCAGGCTGAATTTCTGAAATATTAATCATTATTAAAGTTTTCATACAAAAATATTTACAGATATTAGCACACATGGGAGTCGAAATTTTATCTAAAGAAGGTTGTCAATACTGTGACATGGCGGTTGATTTATGTAAGGAATACAATTTAGAAAATAAAAAGATTATGGTCGATAAAGATGAATTAAAAAAACGATGTGGTAATAGCGCGTCGGTATACCCACAAATTTTATTGAATGATGAATTAATCGGAACTTATTTTGATTTTCAAGACTATTTAGAAAATAGTGAACCAATGTTATTACCAACTTTAGATAGATTTACCGTTTTCCCTATAGAACACGAAAATCTTTGGACGATGTACAAAAAGGCACAAATGTCTAACTGGACAGCTGAAGAAATTGATTTTTCAAAAGATATGGATGATTGGGTAAGTTTAAGTGAAAATGAACAACATTTTATTAAATATATACTTGCTTTTTTTGCAGGGTCTGATGGTATAGTTTTCGAAAACCTAAATAATAACTTTGCGAGTGAAGTTCAATATACAGAGGCGCGTTCCTTTTACGCGTACCAAGAACATAACGAAATGGTCCACGGAGAAACATATAGTAAACTTATTGATAAATATATAAAAAATCCAACTGAAAAGAAACAGTTATTTGAAGCTATACAGACGATACCGTGTATAGAAAATAAAGCAAAATGGGCAATGAAATGGTTCAGTCGTGAACGTTCATTTGGTGAACGTTTATTGGCGTTTGCTTGTGTCGAGGGTATATTCTTTTCTGGAAGTTTCTGTGCTATTTTTTGGTTAAAGAAAAGAGGATTACTTCCTGGTTTATGTTTCAGTAATGAACTTATAAGCAGGGATGAAGGTTTACATTTAGAGTTCGCGATCGAATTATTTAAAATGTTAAAACATAAATTAAGTAAAGTTGTTGTTGAAGAAATTGTTAGAGACGCAGTTTCGATCGAAAAAGAATTTATCACGGATGCATTACCATGTAGTTTGATAGGTATGAATTCCGATAAAATGTCGGAATATATAGAATATGTTGCAGATAGATTGCTAAAACAGAGTGGTCACGATAAAATTTGGGGTACAAAAAATCCCTTTGATTTTATGGAGAATATATCACTCGATGGAAAAACTAATTTTTTCGAAAAACGAGTTGGTGATTATGGTAAATTGGATGAAGATTCAACTTCTATTGAATTCAATGAAGAATTCTAATGACTAATAACCACTTTTTTTCCGTCCTCACACGAGCACGTCACGGATTTACCATTATCACTTTTATATTCCGCTGGTTTTGGTAATACCGTAGTATCGGTTGTATCTAACGATCCCAAACTCAAACCTGTATCGATCATTGCAAATTGTTCTTCTGAGATACCTGGTAAGGGTTCTGGCATGTTAACCATAGCTGGTGGGGCTTTCATAGACTGTTCCACTTCGGCTTTGACTTCGGCTTTGACTTCGGCTTTGACCTCTTCTTTTAATTCAGCTTTAACTTCAGATTTAACCTTGTCGGTAACTTTACCTTCAATTTCAAACGCCTCTTTTTTGACATTCATCATCAACCAGGAAATCAGTAGAAAAACTAGAGAATGGAGTGCAAGACCTTTTGTCGAAGGGCAACCGGTTGGTGTGGATACCCACGAACCAAATATTTTTCTCATGATACGAAACGTATCTGGGTTAGCAATTACAAAAAATAGCAATGCTGACATTAATGAAATAAGAAATTTCTTTTCTTGGACTTTACCTTTGCATCCGCAGCCACAATCGGAAAATATTAAACTTTTTTTTTGACCTGAGCATTGACCCATAGTACTTTATTAATATACACTTAGAAAAAAACTAACTTAAAGTTAGAAGTTGTGTGTAGTATATAATAAATACAATGTCTAATAATATTCAAGTTTCCAACAATTTCGAACCGTCTACCGTTACTTTCAGTCAGTTGAAGAAAAACAAAAATGGTGGTAAGTCTGTGATGTTAAGTCAAGACAATAAAAAGAAACTCTACTTACAACTTCCTTTTATGAGATCACCTTTTGGTCTAAGTGCTTTTACTGACGAAGCTACAAATAAAACTTCATATTCTCTTGATTTATCTTTTGATACTGATAATGAAGACGCGATGATGCTCTCTTCTAAGTTTACAGAGTTGGATGAGATTATCCTTAAAACAGTAACTGAAAATTCAAAGGAATGGTTAGGTAAATCTTACGATATTAATGTTATCCGTGAAGCTTTATACAAACCACTCGTCCGTCAGGGAAAGGAAGGATATCCTAATACATTAAAATTAAAAGTTCAAACGAATCAATCGGGTGATTTTATTCCAGAAGCGTATAATTCTGATAGGGAATTAATACAAGTTGATCAAATCGAGAAGGGTCAGAAGTGCATGTGTATTGCCGAAATCAATCAAATTTGGTTCATTGATAATAAATTCGGCGTAAGTGTCCGTCTTTCACAAGTTTTGTGTGGTGAATCTACCAAATTACCATCATTCGCCTTTCAGGGTTTGGATAAGGAACAGGGTGATACATTCGATGATATCATGGATGATCTCATCGACGAATAAAATATCATTATACATTAGACCAGTATGGAAAGAGAACGTCATTTAAAAAATTTAAAAATTATATCTAAACTTGCAAAAAATAAAAAAAATAATTTAAAACAAAAATTAAATTTAGGGAAAAATCTAATGAAAAGTATGCAGGGCATGGGGTGTCACCCAGAAAAATTTTTATATATACCAAATAACAAACCTGTTTCACTTTCTATAGAGGACTCTTTAAGTAAATCAATAGGTACTGTAAGAATTGGTCAAGGTAGTTTTGGTGAAGTTTACTTGGGATGTATAGATAAAGAGTGTAAAAAAAAGGTTGCTATAAAAGTTGTTATTAATGAAGATATAACACATGAATATAAAATAAGCAAACGTTTATCTTCGTACGGTGTTGTAAAATCCTTTACCATTCAAAAATGTAAAAATGTAATGTTTATGTATTCAGAATATGCAAATAACGGAACTTTAAAATCATTTTTAAGAAATAATAAAACTAATTTGTTACCTATACACTTTAGAACCATAATAACTCAAATTTTGTATAACTTATATAGAATACAAAAAAAATATCCTACGTTTAGGCATCACGATTTACACTCAGAGAATATACTAATAAATACTACTAGTCCATCTCGCGTAAGATTGTTCAAAGTAAATAATTCGACATTAAAAGTTCATGATATTGGATTACAGGCGCTAATATCAGATTTTGGTTTATCTACGATGAAAGGTTTAAAAAACCCAGAAGTAGATGTCGATCCAGAATTACAATATAAAACTGGTTCGGGTATTTATAGAAATTCTCATAACATGTATGACATACAATATTTTTTAAATATATTGAGACAGGAAATTAAAGTTTCAGGTACCAAAAGTGGTATAGAAGCAGTTCAGTTCATTGAACGAGTTATACCTTCGGAATATTTAGGTAAAGAATCGAGTAAAATAAAAAATTTCCGTCTTCGAGCTTCACCGTTAGGTCATCCTCAATTACCTACGTTCAAACAGATATTTAACGACAGATACTTTTCGCCTTACAAGAAATCTGTCGTACCATTTGATATTAGTACAATTATTAAAAGAAATAAAGTTTCTGTACCAAAATCTATAGTTGTTAAACATGGTGGTGGTAAAGTTAAAAAGACTATGGAACAGATTAAAAGGGAACTTGCGTCAAAGAATAATAAACCGGTTATCAGGAGACCAGTTATTCGTGCAACAATGCCACCTTCTAAACCCAGTGTTAAAATTTCTATGGCAAATAAGGGTTATGTAAGACTTGATGGACGTAAGTGTACTTCATATAAAAAATCAAACCTAGAAAAAATGGCAAATAAATTAGGGTTAAATACCGAAAATAAAACGATCGTTCAAATATGTAAAGATATTAAATTAAAATATATAAAATAAGTATATAAACATGTTTGTCGTATTAACTTTGTTAGCTGTAAATACTTACATACTCACACACACAGGGAAAATGAAAATTGAACCCAAGGAACCTGTAAACACAGAAAATAAGAAGGTTGAATGGACAGTCTACGGTGCAATGTGGTGCGGTTGGACAAAGAAACAATTGGCGTATTTAGAAAAGAAAGGTATACCTCACAAATTCATCGATTGCGAAAAAGGCAATTGCGATGGAATTGATGCATTCCCAGTTATGAGAAGTTCAAGTGGTGAAGAAGTCCAGGGTTATAAAGAAATTTAAATACCACGGGCAACCGCGATTGAAAGTGAAAGGATAAACGCGTCAAGGAACGTATCAATTGGTTTAAGTACAGTGATGTGCTTGACGAGTGATTTGTTCCACGCAAAGCGAAGTACAAATGTACTGATAAGGATAGCAAGGATGAAAAGGAGAATTTCCGTTAAAACATCGTTCATTTTTTTGGCGTTGGCAAGATCTCTGAGCATTTTACTTATTAATAAGATTTTATTTTCTACCATGTTATTAATGAGGACCACAAAAGCAAAAAATAATAGTAATACACTCCCCCTGAGTGGTTCCGAACCTACGTACACACAACGTCTATGGGGACGAACTGTTGGTATAGGAAATAACAATTGTTATGCATATGCCGTAGGTGATTACGAAAGTTTAAGAATGCAAAAAAGTATTCCAGGTGAAAGAGCGGGTATACGTAATTTGAGTCATTCGTATACACACTGTAAAGGATTACCTCAGCGCGTTATTGCTGATAATCCAAAAAAAGTTTACAAAGTCGACGCTTCTACAAAGTGTAAACCGAGTCACTTTAAAGTAATGATGTTTGTAGCTCCTGGTAATAAAAAAAATTATTTTAGACAAGGTGATTTTCACTTTTATAAACAACACGGGGTTGTTAATTATAAAGTAAAAACTGGTAACACGTATGAAAGTATATCCAAATTTTTTGGTGTACCAATTAGTCGTATCAAAAAAGCTGGTAAATGCATTCCAGGAAAACTCTTAAAGTTTAAAGCAAATGTTTTTAGTCACAAACGTGGTTGGGCAACTGCACCTTTATTGGTAGACGCTAAAGGTAAAGCTATAACCGATCCAAGAAAAGCATCTAGAAATTACCCTGGGTTAGCATACAAGAAGTATTGTAGTTCATTCTGTGTTAAGAATAGAGGGATCAAAGTCGGTCATACTCATCCCAAAGTCTCCAAGAACACTCGTTAGGTCATCTTCGTGGTTTACATTGAATATCAAATCAAGAGCGTCGAGTACTAATTCATTTTCGAGACATACCGTATTTGAAGTAGCTTCGTAATCGTTGTGTACAGTAATCTGAACCCTAAAATTAGATCCATCGAACACTTTGCGACACACTGGACATGTCACTTTCCCCTTTTTTTTCCAGTTTTCTATACAATGTGAATGAAAAACATGTCCACATCTAATAGATTTACTATTTCTTGTTTGTCGAACATCGTTCAAACATATGGCACATTGAGTCATTATCTAGAAGACTTAAAGAATTTATTAACCGTTTTATTACGTACCTTCTTGAGTATCATCTGTCGGATCTGGTATATTTTCTTCTGTAACATTCTCATCATCTGGTGAATCCGACCACCCACACACTTCCCATATTCTTTCTTTATCATTTACAGTATCATTTTGTTTAAAATGATCGCCTATTTCATCCCAGTGATATTTAGCTAGTTTTGGATTTGCACCCTCTATCGTTGGACCACCGACCAAAGATGCTATAGTATCACAACTCGTTTTCGGGTCGTAACCATCTGGGTACTCTTCTTTTATAAGTTTTCCAAATTCAGTCGCAACTTTTTGTAAATCATCTTTAACTTCTTTTCTACACTCTGCACCTTCACGAAAGAATTTAACTATATATTCCCAATTTTCCAAGCCTTCATCTTTTATTATTTCTTCTACAGTCTTTTCACCCTTGATAGTCCAAAATTTAACGTCGTCATCTGGATACTCGGGTGAATCTTCATACGACATGTACTCATCGTATTCGGTAATCCAATCTCTGAGAGCATCACAATCTGCTTTAAAAGCTTTCTTCTTAACTTTTTCAAGTATTGGTTTAAGTGTATCTAATTTAAACTGTTTCATAAAATACTGTTTTGTACCAGGTACCAATCCAAGTGGTACAGTCGCAACACCAGTTGCTGATGAAACGGAACACATACTAGATACGCAACACAAAGCTAACGCTATTTCCATTTATAGTAAGTATGTATTTTTTTTAGACACCTGTAGTTGTGGTATCGGCTTCGGCTGCGGCTTCGGCTTCGGCTGCGGCTTCGGCTGCGGCTTTTGCTTCAGTAATTTGAGTCTCCAAGTCTGTTATAGTAGCAGTCAACGCCGTAATTTTCTCTGTATCTGAAGATGCTTTTCCTTCTTCTGTTGCCAAATCAGCTTGTGCAGTTGCGAGTTCAGTTTCGAGAGCATTAATATCAATTATTTCCTCGGCATCATCTACGATCTCTTCAACGGATGCGTTTGTGCATGAAGTTTCAACTTCTTCTGATCCAATGTAATCTTTTACGTCAATAAATTCATCTTTTTCTTTGTCCCATACAAATACTGGTAAAGATGTATCATCAGATATTCTTTTTTCTTTCATTGTTCTTAATTCGTCACAATCTGTCGTTATATCAAAACCTTCAACGGCATTAAGGATTCTGTCAGAAACTTCCTTAACTTCGTCGACCATATCACGTCCTTCGCAGATATTTGTTTTCGATTTAGATATTATATCAATAATTTTGTTTTCTTTATCCGTCATTTCACCCATATCGGCGTCTTCGTTTTCGGACAAGAATTTAGCTAAATCTTCACACGTGGAAGGTTTAGCGTCACTGTCTACAATGGCCTGTATTAAGGCCTTTGTCTTTTTATTTAATGAGGGTGTTGTACCTGGTACATTACCACTTCCGTATGCTAAAACGAATGATGTTATAATTACACATAAACATAATACGAGAAGACCCGCCATTTTACGTTTGGAAGGAGCCATGTTATATTGTTTACGTATATAAAAAAAATGAAAATACGATTAGTTAATTAATTTAATAAATGTTTGGCATTTTGAGAAGTGCTTTGTCGCATGACCCACACTGATCTTTTTGTTGCGCCTGGGTTGGTTTCAAAAGTTCTGGACCTTTTTGTTGAAGGAGTTTTCTGAAAGAATAATTATCTTCGTACGAAACACCATTTTCTTTCATGACGTAATTGTTATAGAGTTGAGATGAGCTATTGATTGTGAAGCATCTGCCATCGGCCATACCAAGTCGTTGGGACATTTTGTATATATTAGTATTACATTAGAAATTAATTTGTTTATTTATTGTTGTATATTTCCAAGAATTATACCCTTTTGATTTTAAAAAATTTAAACATTTGTCAATTTTATGTCCGTTAAAATCATCGAATAATTCGATTTTATCTTGTGGACAAGGTGATACCCTGACGTTAGGTATATCGTTTATAGTATCGTTTATGATACGATATGCATCCGCGATTTCCCTGAGGGTTTGTGCACCAGTGATTATAATTTTACCCGTACCGAAGATACTCGTCGTTATTTCTTTCATATCTTCAGCTGGTTTGAATTTGACTTTAACTGCTGAGTATCTATCAGGTTCAAATGAAACTTTAAATGTATCCTGGTATTTACTAAACTCTCGACAAACGAGTCGAAGATTAATGTTATAATTCAAACTGAAATTTGAATTAATCATTACCACTTTATAACCTTCCATTGGTGGAATGTAAGTTTTATCTTTAAAAATTGTTTCAAGGTAACATCCAACGTGTTTTATTACGCGTCTACAATCAAAGAGATCGGAACACCCTGCGACCTGTACACTCCCGTTTGGGAAAATCTTTATCGATTTTGTACTATACAAGTCGTTATATGTTAACGTTACCTGATTATAAAATGTTGTCGCTTTAATTTTAGCGGCCCACGGAGACTTTACAAACTTAGAATCAGTACCGTTACCCTTTCTAAACAATTGGAATTTGTCATTCTCTATATCCAAATTAAACTGTTTCTTCATTTCAGCCATGTCGATAGGTTTTTGAAAATTAGAAATCATTGTTATAGTCGTAAGTTTTACCCAAGATGGTTTAAACTCATCGGGTATTCTTCTTCTATACTCATCCAACGTGAGTAGATAAGAATACGTTCTATTGAAATCACCTTTATAAGACGGCATTTATTCTTTAAAAAAATGTTACTTAAAGTTAACTTAGGTTTACTTTAATATGCCTTGTTTTAAGTGTAAGAAAAAGGGAATTCCTATTGATTGTAAATACTGTGGTTTGGGGTTTTGTTCTAGATGTATAGTTCTAGAAATACACGAATGTAAAGGTATAAACTTAAAAAAGGAAGATGAAATAAAAGACCTTAATAAACGACTTGAGTTTAAACCAGACAAGAAATTTGGTATGGTTTAATAATTGTATATTAAAGAGATTGCTTTATATTACTCTATACACATGACATCTTTCTTAAAACGTGCACGTCAGTTTATAAACGTGGAGAATAATCAATGTGAAATCGAAATAAATTATGATAAATATATAGATGGGTTTGGATACGAAAAGTTTAAAGACAATTTTGTAACATCTTTAATAAGTTCTTCAAACATTTATCACATAGAAGGTAAGGAAAAATCATTACGATATGAACAGTTTCTAGATACAATGGTTATTAAAACGACTGAAACATTAAGACGGAGTGTTTTAGTCCAATTAGATAATGTAATGTGTTTGAATAGAAATATATATTCACTTATTCGAATTATGAACACTGTTAAAATAATTGATCCTACATTTATACCACCTATTATAAACGTAACGTGTTCGTGGCAAAAACGTATGGTAAGGGAGTTTTGTTTATCGACGTTACCTATTATAGTTAACGATACGACTAATCAATACAAGCTTCAGCGCCTTTTTAGAGTACTGCAATTAATAGAAGAAGAAATGCGATAATAAGTAAGTTCATATACATTTTTGTATCATTAACAGTTTCAACATTATTTTTAATTTCAATTTTTTCTTTGATAGTAAAACCTCTATCTATATTCCTCCCTGGTACGAGTGGTCTAGATAGTTTACATTCGTCTGACCTATAACCTGGTCTACCAACACCTTTAGACAATACATCACACGCGGGGCTAATATATTCTTCCTGTTCTTCCTGTACAGGTGCTACATATCTCTTGAAATCGAGTGTATGTTTACTCGTCCCAGGTGGAAAAAAATTATCAGGCGTGGTAAATGGATTTATATCATCCATATCATTTTTATCGTTGAGCATCAAGTGACTCATATTTACTACTATTGAAGAATATATTTATTTAAAAATTCTAAACGTTATATATAATGAAAACGTCTACTAAGATTATTATTATAGCTTTGATTGTCATACTTGCTTTCGCTGGATGGAAATATTACACATCCAGAAACGGTGTTACAGAATCCACGGTTACGAAATCCGTACCCGTAAATGAAACGCCTGATATAAAAACTCCCGTTATGAAACCAGATCCAATAGATACAGCTATAACGGGTGGTGAGTAAAATTAGATTATAATATATTTAACACGTAATTAGCATTAATTATAATACAGGCTAATATTCGTTTGTATTAAAATTGATTTCATTCTTATTAAGGATCGTCTTTTGTAATTTTATAATTGAATTTTATATCTTTATAATAATCCGTTGGTGAATCACAATTGTCATCAAAAAGAAATACAGAGTCATTACGATAGTAAGGGTCACCTAATACTTTCACTGTAGCAAGTTTTTCACATCCACCATTGAAACAATAGAGTGGGCGCCACTCTTCTCCAACATCTTCTATATTCGTTGCGTCTTTTTTGTAACGAGTATATTCACTGGTACTTAAAATAGTTATATTACCAAGTTCTATACGTTTTATTTTCTGACCTGGATTACTTATTACCTGTCCATTTACAACATCTTCGGATAAAGCATTTCTGTCAATTTCCATAGATGTCACTGGTTCTTTTGAACAATCTTCATAAAATTTTATATATGCGGGTTGTCTGTATATTTTTTCATTTGGTGGCGGAGGAGGAGTAGAAGAAGATTCTTCCTTTGGAATTGAAATTTTAGACATTTCTTCCGAATAATTTTTCATCATTTCTTCTTCTTCAAGACTTGTAAAACGTATATCTATCCCATTTTCTGACATGGGTATATTATTATCAACCATAGCAATAGCACTACCTAATAACATAAATTCCACGGGGTAATTGATTCCTGGTTTTATAAGAAATGATCCACTACCCCTTTCTGTGTCATTCAAAGAAAGTTCTAACTTATATTCATCGTTTAATATAAAATTAATTTTAGTACCCATTCCCATCTTTTCAAACCAATTATCGAATTTACCCGCTTTATAATCGTTATAAAACTCAACTTCCAATCTTTTACCTTCATTATTTTTAAAACCGGTAATGAATTCACCATCCTTAACTTCTTTATATACACACGCATACGGTTTATCTTCGCCTGTAAATTTACATTTACCAGTGTCTGAATTAAAAGCTTTATCTTCATAATCACCTTCGTGATAGAAGTATCCTATAGCACGTTGATTTTCGTCTGTAAGACCTATTAAATTACAATAGCCATTTTCACCCCACCGTTTAGTATTAGTTTCAATGCGATGAGCTTCATAACTTTCGTAATCACTAAAACCATTCATACTACCATTTTCAAATGCAGATTGTTCTAATTTTTGTAGTTTTTTACACGATACATCTTCAGATATATACCCTTCTGTAGTCGAAGGTTTGGGAAATTTGATACCATCGTTTGTTATTTTAACTTTGCTTTGTTTTTTAGTGGCCATATCCTGAGGCGCAGGGTTAGTGTCTTGTTTTTTTATTGGAACTGGTTCCTGAGAACTACTCAATCTTACAGAAGCTATTATAGATGATATTGAACATAAAACGACAAACATCATTATTAATGCTATTGTCATTTGGTAACTATTCTGTGCTTCACTAAAATTAGATTTTCCAAAACTTATGGATACCATAACTTTTATAGTATATATTTATTTAAAATTACAAACCAATTTTATCATTCTTACCAAACTTTTTACCGTAATTTGATGTACTTACTGGTAAATCGTTTGGTTTTGCATTACTTTCAGTGTCTCGTAAGTAACCCATGAGTTGAGAGACCCCGGTTTGAACTTGGCTAGAAGCTGTTTTAATAACAATACTGTTCATGTATCGCACTTGTTCCTGTACATTCGCGTTATGATCACCGGAATTGTTAATGAAAACGACACGCATTATACTATACAAATCGTTCTGATTTTGTTTATCTATGGAGATACCAGTTCTATTTTTAAAATCCTGACGGATACCACGTTGAAGAAGATTCATGTTGAATTCAGAAAAGAATAATGTGTTCAATGGTGTTGGACATTGTTTCAGGGAATTTATGTGAAGAGCGTCGCACATTTAATATACGCCTGGAAAAAAATTATTGGTAAATATAAATGTTAGTCGCCGCCGATTTTGATCAAGCATACAATACAAAAGCATGCAATTATGAACAGCCCCCATGTGAACCACCAACTTGCTTCGTGGGTTCATACGCACCAGTTGCCAAAGTTGGTGACCCAAATGGTAAATTTTATGTAAATTCCTCTTTACTCCAGCCCAATCGTTTAGCCGAAACTAAAGGACCAACAACTGTGAGAAGTGAAGATTTTAAGTGCATTACTAAAAAGTAATATAAAAAATTAGTTATTAATAGATTTAATAGATGAGAGTTATAAAACGATCCGGTCGTGTTGAAGACGTAAAGTTTAACAAGGTCACCAACAGGATTTCAAAGCTTACAAACGAACTTTCAGAAAATGTAGACGTAACAATGGTAGCACAGCAGGTATTTTCATCCATGTATGACGAAATCAAAACTCATGAAATTGATACACTTTCGTCCGAAGTGTGCATTGGTATGATTACAGTAGATCCAGACTATGAAATTTTAGCAACTCGTATTGTTGCCAGTAATATACAAAAACGTGCAGCAAATAATTTTAACATCGCCATGCGTAAACTCCATAAAGCAGGTATCATTACACACGAGGTTTTAGAAGTTTCTTCCAAAGTTAAGGAAAATATTTTACCAGACCGTGACTTCGATTTTGGGTATTTTGGTCTAAAAACGTTAGAAAAGGGCTACCTTCAAAAAATTGATGGTGATATTATCGAAACGCCACAATACCTATACATGCGTGTAGCTATCGGTATCCATGGTCACGATATAGACCATGTTCTCGAAACGTATGATGCTTTATCACGTGGGTTATTCATTCACGCGACACCCACTTTGTTTAATGCGGGAACACATAGGCCACAAATGTCGTCGTGTTTTCTAATTGCAAACAAAGAGGACAGTATCGACGGTATTTATGATACAGTGAAAGAGTGTGCTCGTATAAGTAAGTGGGCTGGTGGTATAGGGTTACATATACATGATGTTCGTTCAAACAAGTCGCATATCCGTGGTACGAACGGTACATCTGATGGTATTATCCCTATGTTACGTGTTTATAACATGACCGCGAGGTATGTCAATCAAGCAGGTAGAAGAAAAGGGTCTATAGCAGTATATCTCGAACCATGGCACGCTGATATTATGGATTTTCTAGAAATACGATTAAACCAGGGTGATGAGGAAGCCCGATGTCGTGATCTCTTCTCAGCTATGTGGATACCTGATCTATTTATGAAACGAGTCGAGTCTAACGGTAATTGGTCCTTGTTTTGTCCAGATACTGCAAAAGGTTTATCGGATGTTTACGGTAAAGAATTTGAAGACCTGTATGAAAAGTACGAGAGTGAAGGGCTCGCAACAAAAACAATACCTGCGGTAGAAGTTTGGAAATCTATTATCAAATCGCAAAGTGAAACGGGAACGCCGTACATGCTTTACAAAGACGCGTGTAACGAAAAGTCAAACCATAAACATATTGGTACGATTAAATCGTCGAATCTGTGTACGGAAATTTTAGAGTATACCGATAATAAAGAAACGGCGGTATGTAATCTCGCATCTATTGCGTTACCAAAATACGTCGACGTCGAAAATATGGAGTTTAACCATGAAGAGTTACACCGCGTTACTAAAATGGTTACGCGAAACCTAAACAAGGTTATCGATAAAAACTTTTACCCGACCGAAAACGGGAAACGTTCAAATATGCGTCATCGTCCAATCGGTATTGGTGTTCAAGGTCTCGCCGACGTTTTTATTATGCTTAGAATGACGTTTGGGTCAGATGATTCTAAAAAACTTAACCGCGATATTTTCGAAACAATATACCACGCGTCTCTCGAATCTTCGTGCGAACTTGCCGAAATGTATGGAACATACGAAACGTTTAAAGGGTCACCATTCAGTAAAGGTATTCTTCAATTCGATATGTGGGATCGCGAACCACAATTCAGTGGTCGATACGATTGGAATGCTATGCGTAAACTCGTTAAAAAGGGTACGAGAAACAGTCTCTTACTCGCACCTATGCCTACAGCCTCGACGTCCCAGATTTTAGGGAACAACGAGTGTTTCGAACCATATACAACAAATATTTATTTGAGAAGAACCCTCGCAGGTGAATTCGTCGTCGTAAACAAACATTTGGTGAACGATTTAAAGAAAATCGGGCTCTGGTCAAAAGAAATGAAAGATCTCATGGTTAAGGCAAACGGGTCCGTTCAAAACATTATTGATATTCCCGATGATCTCAAAGAACTATATAAAACGGTATGGGAAATGAGTCAAAAAACAATCATTGATATGGCTGCTGATAGAGGTGTATATATAGACCAAAGTCAAAGTATGAACTTATTCGTCGAGAGTCCGACGGTTTCAAAACTTTCGTCTATGCACATGTACGCGTGGAAACAGGGTTTGAAAACAGGCATGTATTACCTTAGAAGTAAAGCAAAATCGCGCCCGATCCAGTTTAGTTTAGAAGCGGAGTGTTCTATGTGTTCCGCGTAATAATACTCCGTTGGAACGGTGTCTTGGCGGTTGTGTGATTATACATATATTTAGGCTTATTTTTATTTTTTTTGTTACTATTATATATATTTTTTTCATTATTAGTAAGAGAACGTTTAAATATTTCTTTTTTAATATTACTTGGTAAATTTGGTAAATTTGGTCTTTTAGCTTGAATTTCTCTAAACATGAGAGATTTTAATTTTTTAGATGCGTTAGGGTGTCCATAAATAAATAATTTGTTTGTATTTTTTTCACCCGATTTATTATTTATTTTTTTAAATTCACCTTCTTTGTATTTTTGTTTAATTATTTCTTGCATGTTTGTCGGTAAAGAATTAATAGATTTAATAGCTGAAACTTTTGTTTTATCGAATTTCGCTCTATTTCGAGCAGCTTTTAACCAGGCATTAACATTTATTTTATCGAGTTCTTTTTCTCTCTTTTTTAATTTTGTTTCGAGTTTTTTTCTCAATGCATCTTGTTTCTTTTTAGGTATACTTATAGTATTTATTTTGTCGTGATTACTTCTGTATCCAGACAATTTATAATAATTATTCGGGTATCCCAGTAATTCCATGTTTTTTTCTTTAGGTTTACGTGTAAAATTTTGAAGACCACCTCGTTTTAAATTGTTTAAGTTCATTTTAGCGAGATGGTATAACATTTCAGTTTCTTGGTTTTTTGCAGTAGTATTATTTCTATAACCAAGGCTCGCTCGTACTAAATGTAAAGGTTTTCCCGACTTTGTTTTATACTTTATCACTTGTTTATTTGCAAGCGTCTTTTTCATTTTCCATGTTGCTCGTTTAGGCGCACCTTTAACTTTCTTGACAGCTTTCTTAACCGTATTTGTGATCTTTTTCTTAATGGATTTTTTAGTATTACCGTCTGACATTTGTATATAATAACATTTTAAATTTGTACCTCATTATCATATATGAAACATGTATCTCTATGATTTTGAGTCTTAACCAGTTCATTACTTTATGGTATATAAAATATCAGACTATATAAATGTTAAAACGATCGAGGCAAAATAATAACAGTAACAGTAACACAACATCAACCGCAACGTCTAAAAGAAAAAAAACTTTTGGAAACAATTTTTTCAAACGAATAAATGAACAGTTTAATATAAACAATATGATGAAACAATTGGGATATATAAAGCCAAAACCTAAAAACCCCAGAAAACAAAGTACTCCAAAAAAATCACCCAATAAGTAATCTCAGTATATAGAAATGGGTATCAGTAATTTCGTGAATGTAAATGATATTGGTATAACAAGTGTACGGTCAAAAAAACAGGGTGAACTCGCGGATTTAATCGTTGAACGAGTTAGACTGCAAAGTGATATCAGTAGGTTGAACAAAATACACAGAGAACTTACCAATATGTGGAGGTCCATAAAAGTTAATAAAACTAATTTTGATAAACTTACGAATCAACAACGGACTAAAAGATATAATAACGCGACTAAAACGATAAACGATTTGGAAAACCAACGTAATAAGGTTTCACAATTAATTGATAATCGTAATAAAAAAATAAAAAAAATAAAAAGGAAAATAGAAAATGTAAGAAAAAATATTCGTTATTATAGTACTTAAAGTTTACAGTACATATACATTTATAGAATAATGGCAAAGTTTATAAACGCTAAAGATACCCTGAAAATTGCCAACTACGATGGCCGAAAGATTTCGTTATGTAATAACGAAGATAAACCAATGAAAATCATTTTTCCGCGCATGTATATGCCGTTCGGTATTTCAGGGTTTACACCTGAAGTTGGACCGACAAAGTATAACATTGACTTTGCTATGAAAGGATGGGATGAAGATGGTAACTTTGTTAAGAAGTTCTACGAGTGTATGCGTGAAGTTGAAAATAAAGTTATTCAAACCGTTTCTGACCAAAGTGAAGACATTTTTGGTAAACCAATGAGTGTTGATGAACTAAAACCAATGTTCTTCTCCAATATCAAGGAATCACCCGATCGTGAACCAAAGTTTCGCGTTAAAGTTGATTCTACTATTGATGATAAGGTTAAACCACACGTTTACGATGAAGAAAAGAAACCTTTGTACGATGAAATTAGAAATGGTCTATACTCTAGAAATTCGGGGACGGCTATTGTTGAAATGGTGAGTGTCTACTTCTTGAATAAAAAGTTCGGGGTTTCATGGAAACTTAACTCGCTCGTGGTTTATGAGCCACAGAGACTTAAGGGGTTCCAATTTGTTTTATAATTTTTCATTTAGTATCAACATTTGATAAATGGCCTGTGCCTCTCTGAGGAGTTTGCCTTTTATCATGATGTACGATTTTGGGTCTAAACCCATTTTAATTTTAGCGATCCGTATGGATTCATTCCACTTAGCAAGTGTCATTGTTATTACTTACTCTATTACAACATTTTCTTAACAAGTGTTTTGTATTTTTTTGTACCCTCTTTTGGTTGGAGACCAAACCCTTTCTTTTTTGGTTTGAAAACTTTAACGAGTGCCTTTTTACCCTCTCTTTTCATGCGTTTGAGAGCAGATTCTCTCGCTGCTTTACTAACGATTGAACCGTATTTATCTTGGATGAGATCCTTCTTTTCGAGACCACCAGTTGTTTTAAGCGCAGTTCCGTGAAACACTTCAGCTCTTGATCCGAATGTTTGCATTTATTATACCCTGACATTTTTTTAATCTTCAAAATCTTGTAATTTTGAACATTAAAATGATTAAATAATTTACATTTTTATTTTGAAATTACTTGACTAATTATAGCGGCAATTTCTGTTAATATAACTGTATGATGTGTCATGACAAGCGCCTTTGCGCGCTGTGTTTTTGGCGAAAAGTCACCGTAACCGACCGTACTCATCGTCATGAGTGAAAAATAATACGGATCGAGAGGATCTTCTGTAAATCCAAAATCGTCTTTCATTTTAGAGTACAGATAACCATATACCAATGTAATAATAAGTGTGACAGATATTGTGCTGTATAATACAGTCTTGTTCATTTATCATGACTCATCATAATAATCGTCGTCCGAATCTGTTTCTATAGTACACTCTGGTCTTATTAATTCTTTTTTCTTACGGGTTTTTTTAGGTGGTGGATCGTCAATACCGTGTTCCCTGTGATATACGACCTTATCCCAAAAATCTCGCATTATTGGCATATACTTAGCAAACCATTCGCGATCGCGTTTTACGTTTGTTACTATAAATTCACTTGGTTTAGGCCATGTCAATTCTTCTGGCTTATACTGAATAAAATCAGCCTCTTCTAAATCTAAAATGTCCATGCACAATTGTAATTGTGGCATGTAATGTTCCGGTACACTATCGTCTATTGCTCGCATCATTGGACACTTTATTTCAACTAACTTACCCGATTCACTCACACCGTCCGGACTCCCGCCTAAAAACGAATATTTTGGGTGAGGACATAGTCCTAATTCATGAACAACTTCGTTATGTCTTTGTTCATAAAGTATACGTGCCTCGTCTTCGTATTTTTCACCGTGTCTGGTTGCTTCGTTACCTGTAAATACGGGTCCTTTACCGCATTTTTTTAGAAGAAGTTGATGTGGTGTTTCGTATTTATTAACACCTATAGCCGACGCAGCATCACTCGCTGTGAGCATACCCATTCGAAGGTCTAACCATTCTTGTGATTTTTGTGGTGCATACTCAAAATCTAACCATTTTTGCACATTTGGGTGCATATTATTAATTTACTTACTCTGATAACTTTTAAGCCTTTTCTTCGTCACGTGCAAGACGTAATCGTTCACGTAAAACACGTACTGTACCCATGCACGCAATGTTCCTACGCATACATTCGTCGATAAGGTCTTGCTTTTTCATGTGTGATAATTTTGGTCTATTTATAACTTCTTTTTTTTCATAAACACCCATACGAGAAGTTAGGGTTCTTTTTACGGTGACTGTTTCGTCATCCGAAGATGAATTTAATTCAGAAACATTGTCTTTTATTTTGTTATGTGTTGGTGGTAATGGTGGTGAATCATCTAATCGATCGACCCAAAAAAGGATTTTTATACCAATGACTATACCCACTAAACCACCGGCAATAATTAAACAAGGTTTTAACATTTTATAGGTAATATTATACCTTATTTTTTAAGTACCATTACATTGGTGGGGGTAAAGGTGGACCCGGTGGAGGCGGAGGGCATCCAATATATACGGAAGGACTCTGTGGTGGAGGACCCGGTGGTGGTGGTGGTGGGTAAAAAAACCTTTTAGCGGCGTGTTGTTCAGCTTGTTTTTTATTTTTAGCATGACCTCTACCCAAAAACATGTTATTTACATACACGTCTATACAGAAAATACCATTTTCGTGAGACACGACTCTATATTCGGGTAAATTAAAGTTGTTTGTTTGAGAATATCTCATAAGATGGTCTTTAAAATTGTCATCTACCATTATAGAATTCAAGTTGACATATTCTGGGTTAGTGTATATATTCAATATGAACTGTTTTGCGTGAAGTAAACCGAGATCCATGTATATGGCACCGACAACCGATTCAAAAACATCTTCAAGAATCTTAGGGTTTTTATTCCATTGATTACGCATACCCTTTTCATCCATTTGAACCCATTTATAAAGTTCAAGTTTAGTTGCAATATTTGCAAGTGTTTCACCTCTTACAAGTTTTGTACGAGCTTTTGTGAGAAACCCTTCTTGTTTATTCTCATACCTATCAAATAGGTATTTAGTTATAACAAATCCTAACACGGAATCGCCAATAAACTCTAAAGTTTCGAACGATCCGTCTAGATTTTCGTTTTCTTTTAACGCAGATTTATGTGTAAATGCTTTTTGGTACAAATCTATATTAGATATCTTTGTACCAACAAGGTTTTCTATAGACGACCTGTCTATAATCATGTTTTTATATTATATGTTTATATTTTTTAAGTTAGTTTTTGTGTAACTTAAGTTACTTTTTCTCACTTTCTACGCGGGTGTAATGTGGACTCAAATACTTTTGTAAATTCAAAAACGTGATTTGTACATCATCCGGTGGTTTGAGAAGACTCTTAAGTTTATCGTCGAGCATGAGAAGACGTCCGTTATCCGGGTGTTTCAAGCTATTCTCGGTTACGTACTTATTAATAGAACGGGTAACAGTGCTTCGAGACACGAGCTCTCCTTCTGGGAGATCCAAAAAACTACGAAGTTCTTCGGAGATGGCTTGTTTACGATTAAATCCGTTGTTCAAAGCACGAGCGGCGGCTTTTTCACCGTTTGGATCGTCTTGTTTCGTCTTAATCTTTCTAACGATTTTAGAAAGTGATTTGATATCAGAACGCAAGGCAGTAATTTCTTCGAGGACAGTTTCAATGGACATTTTATATACTGTATATATTACATATATCTTTAAGTACGTTTCCTGTATACAATTATTGTACTGAAAATAACAAGTATTGTAGCGATTATAAGGGATGTCTTAAAAAAACCTCCCATGTCAATTTCAACTGGGAAATTGAAATGACCGTACGAGTAAGGTTGTCTAGGTTCAGTACCAATGCATTGACCAGGGCACCCACCATCACAACATCCCGATTTACATGGTATTACGTACCCATTTTTACGAATACCACACCTTTGTTGTGTAAGTGGGTTAGATGTACCAACATCAGCATAACATCTACACTCACCAAATATCTCATCACATTTATTATTTTCGTGCTGACAGTCCATATTATTATATAGACAATATAATAATGGTAACTAAGAAACCAACTGTGAAGAATAAACCTTTGAAAAATGGAGATAATTTACCAACGAAGAATGTTAAAAGTTTACCTAAAAATTACTATTATTTATTTAACGATTTTTCGAAAAAAATATTAGAGGATTGGGTAAAGAAAAAGGTATGTTTTGGTGATAAAACGCTTTATAAATACATTTCTGAATACTCGAGAGAAAA